GCCGGATTAAACATAAGGGGCTGCGGCCCCTTATCAACCCTGGGGTTTTTTGACATACTGAAAAGGAACGGCATTGCCGTTCCTTTTTGCTTACCTGTCTTTTTTACTCGCCTATATTAAGCGCGCCCTCGGCCTCTGCGCGGCTTTTCCTGTCCACGCGAAACTTCTCTATGCGGTGGTTGTCCATGGAAAGCACCTTTATGTCCAGGTTTTCGTATTCCAGAGTGTCCCCCGCCTCAGGTATGTGGCCAAGCTGCTCGGTTATCCAGCCCCCTGCAGAGGTAGCGTCGGTGTCCGCCTTTATGCCGAAGTAGCCTATGAAGTCGTCCATATCCATTGCCCCGTCCACGGTAAAGCTGTTCCGCGAGATTCTGATAGATTTCCTCCATGACGTTCTCTTTTTCCGCCTCTGTCGTCGCCTTCATAAGCCGCGCCTGTAAATCCTGCGGAATTTCCAAGTTCGGTGCTTTCGTTCCGAATCTGGCATTCAAATCCGCCTGTAACTGATTCTTTGCGCGTGTTACATACTTAATCTGCGATACACCGGACAATTTTTTCAGAATGCGCATCGCCTGCACGACTTGTCCGGCGCGGGTACCGATGTATGCCAGCTGCTCCGTGATTTTCAGCGCCGCCTCTGTGTCGTCATTCTTTAACGCCTGATCCAGCATCAGCTCGCCCAGCGCAACATCCGCCGCACTCGGTATGCGGTCGCTGTTGGCGACTGCCTCCCACTGCTGCATGCCATCCATGCCGGATGCCAGCCGTGCCTTTGCGCGCTCAATGGATTTGCTGTTGGATTCTACGGTGTAAGATGCCGCCGCGTTGTTCAATACATCCTTTTCCAGATCTGTTACCATGCGTTCGCTGGTCTGTCCTGCCTCTGCTGTTGTGCGATAGAAACGGCGCACACGGGTATGTCCGTCTGTGCTCTGCGGCAGCGTCACGTTTCTAACAGGATTTTCGCCCGGTTCAATCGCGCCGTATTCGCCGACTCTCTGTTCGGTCTCTGCAAGATGCTTGTGCCGTTCGATGCCCAGTTCCTGCAAAGACGGCGCATTCATCTTTTTCAGCTCTCGATTTTCTGCCGCTGCTGCCCTGCGTGCATCACTCTGCGCCACAGCATTTCTTGCCTTTTGCGTTCCGGCTTTTCGCTCTGCCTTGATTTTCTCGTTGGCATTGCGCTTTGTCTCAGCAACCTGTCTGCCATAGTGCATCTGATCGGCAAGACGCTGCTCGGATACTCTCTCTCGTCCGCGCTGCTGCTCGTCGGAAAGTCTTTCGCGTGCGCTCTGCTTATGCGCTTGCAGCTTTTCTTCTGCGTTGCGCTTCTGCTCCGCCAATTTCTTTCCGTAATGCATCTGGTCTGCAAGGCTTTGATTTTGCACGTTTGCCTTTCCTTGCTGCCGCACCTGCGTCAGTTTTTCTTTCGCAAGTCGCTTTTGCTCCGCGCTCTTCCTGCCGTAGTACATGCTGTCTGCCATGCGCTGCTTTTTCAAATCCTCGCGGTTTTTCTCTTTCAAATCAGCAATTTGCTGCTGAATATCCGAGATTTTCTGCTCGTATTTTTCCTTCTGTATCTGCAAGCTGCCCTGTCGGTAGTTCTCGCCGGAGCGAAGCATATCCGCCCGCAGCTTGTCCAGTGCGCGCTTCTGCTGCTGTTTCAGCTGTGCAATCTGCTGCTTTGTGCCCTCGTTCAGTTCGTCAAAACGGATTTTTTGACGGTCTGCATAGGTCGGTTCCAGCGACACGGTTTCTTTGAACCGGTCAATGATGCCTTGCGCAATCGCATCCGTTGCCGCGCTGTATTCCTCGTCTGTCAAGCTGCGCTCCACCGGCGCAAAGGTGCGTGCGGTCTCTGCGAGCAGTTCCGCCTGATCGGCAGGGTTTACAACCTCTGCCGGAAACAGTTCCGGATACTGTTCGTTCAACTCCACATATTTTTCGTCAATCGGCGTGCCGCTGTTGGTCAACTGCACGTATTTCCGATTCTGCTTTTTGAAGTTGCTCCATCCGTCCGCAAAATCTCCTCGATTCTCACGCGGCACAGAGATTGCATGGTGCTTGAGGTCTGACAGCAGGTCAGCGTATGTTTCGCTCATCTCTGTTTCCATAACCGTCGCGTCGTCCAAAATCAACTCTGCTGCGGATTCCGCAAAGCTATACGCACCGTTTGTATCAATCAATTCCGGTCGCCTGTGCAGAATGTTATACAGTGTTTGCAGTGTGTCGGTCAGTTCTTCTGCATTCGCTGTAGAGCGGTATTCCGCAAGCAGGTCTTGCGCCATGCGCTTGATACCGGCAGGGGATACTTGCTGATACTCAGAGAGCTTTATCTGCCGCTTGGCTTCGTCCCGCTGCTTCTTCAGTCGTTCAATCTCGGATTCGTAGCTTTCTGCACTGCGAGACTTCACAGAATACCGAATGTCCGCATTTCCTCTATCAAACGTACCGACATTATCCGTTGCGGATTTCACCTGTTCTGGGCTGTATACAAATAGTTCTCCGCTGTCCCTATCCCACACAGCGTCGTATCCCTCTGAGCGAACCTTTTTATCCACTGCACGGATCGCTTTATCTCGCTGCTGATAATCGTAATTTTCACTGAACGGAACTGCATGAGGATACTTTGTATACCGTTCTTCTAACATAGCGTTGTACTGCGCTCTGTCCATAACCTTTTGGGCGGCAACATATAAACCAAGAATATGCGGATTTCCGCCGCGCTTTCGGCTGTTTGCCCCCTCCGCAGCCATTCGGGCAGACATTTCATATTCGGTTAAATAAATCTTATTACTTCCTGCTCCAAGACCAAGCCGTCTGCCTGTCAGGTCGTTGGAACGTCTCATGCTGAACTCCCAGAAGTCCGATGCCGTTCCATGATACATAATTTTCGGAGAACCATCTTCGTTGACGATTTGGCTTGCAGCCTTCGGAGAGAATTTCTTGTCGCATCGCTTGACAAGCGCAAATAAATCTGATACGGTATGTACATTAGCAGCAGTCGCTTGTGATGAGGCTAGGGTAACATTGTTACTTGAACCTCCGACACTCGGCTGCTGCTGTTCTATATAATTCAGCTTATAAGCACGTTTTGATGTCTTTGATTCATTCGGGTTATACATTTCTTCAACGTATAATCTAAGCAATACCGGTTTATTCCCGATGTCGGCAATTGCATACAAGCTATGCATCAACAAGGAATTCTGAGATTTTGTTTTTCCGATTGTACTAGAATCAAGAAGCACTGCCTTTTCAACAATATCATTCAAATATTGAGTGTATGCATATGCTTTTTTGCTGCTTGCACTCTGATGCACTCGTGTTTCCGAAAACACTTTTCCCGAAACACTAATATCCCATCCGGTATCAGCATTGTGCTGCAAGCCTCTCGTGCTGCCTTCCTTCGTTGCAACCTGCACAGTGGTCTGGTCATTAACGCGCCAATCACCGAACCATGCGCGGAAAAACGGAGACTTCTCTCCCATTGTCTGATAATATCGCTCTGCTATCGGCGCGAGTTTTTTTAATTCCTCCTCGGTCAAATGATTCAGACTTTTACGTTCCAATGATTGAACTGTTTTAATTTCATCCTCTGTCATACGGCTGCCGTCATCGGCAGTCTTTTTCTTTGCCGAATATCTCATGTTTTTTCGGCTCTTTTCGGTCAGGCTTTTGGTGGTTTCCGGCTTGCGCGCCTTGGTTTTTACGCGCTTGCTGCTCGTCTGCTGCACGCCGTTGGCGCGTTCGGATGCCGCCTGAAAAGCGTCTGCCCACAGCCGTTCTGCGGTAGACATGCGCCGCAGGATTTTCTTTTCTGCTGCAGATGTGCCGTCAATCTTCTTGCGCAGCTGCTTAAATGCATTGCGCAGCTTTTGCCAGAACGAGCGCGCCGCCTTGGGCTTGCTGTTGACAAATGCCTGAATGCTCTCCGGATCCGTCATGAGTTCGTTTGCCGCATAGTCTGCGGCAATTTCGTCCATGGCTTCCTGCCGTGTCAGCGGGATGCCGCTCTGTGCATACTGGTCAATCGTCTCGGAAATCAGCTGTTCCATGCCGTCCGCGTTGCCTTCTGCTTTCTGCCGCAGGGCATAGTCGCGGAACGTGCGGTACTTTTCCGGCGCATAGGTCTGCATACGATGCGTGATTTCATGGCTTGCGGTCAGTGTCAATGCCTGCTCCAGCGTGTCTCCCTCGGCATCTTTGGCAAGATAGATAGTGTCTCCGACAATTGCGCCGTTCTTTGTGCCGCCCTCCACGCTGTCCTTGACGACAATGCGTGTGTTCAGCTTGCTTGCATAGTAGCTCAGACGGTTTTGTACCTCGCCGGAAATGTCGCTGCTGTCCGATTCGTATACAACGGTTCCGATTTTCGCCGATACCGCCGCGCCGTCTGCAATGTCTCGCTGGATCTGCACGCGCTGAGAGGCGTCCTGCATACCTGCCTCATATGCCGCAGATGCCGCCTGCTGTGAAATCATCTTTGCCCAGCCGGACGATTCCACGCGGTCAAGCGTGTTGGTGAGACCGGCGTTGTAGTACCGCGTGAACGCCTCAAAGTATGCCTCTGGGTCATTCTGTGCGGATTCCGTGTTCTGATACTCTTTGTATGCCTCGCGTCCTGCGCTGTCAAAAGATTGCTCCATTGCCGCCGCTGTGCTCTGCTGCTCGACTTGCGCACGGTCTTGTACACCCGCGTCAAACGCCGCTGCCGCTCTCGTCTCTCCGATGCTTTCCGCCGCCGTAGAGACCGCTGCCGCTTTTGCCTGCGCCGTGCCGCTGCTCTGCACACCGGATGCATACGCTGCTGCATAAGCCGCCTGTTCTGATGCTTCCGCCTGCTGCATGTCGTTCTTTACAAAGTCCTCTGTGCCGGCATTTCCCAGCGCGCGCAGTACAGCTTCCTTCTCTCCGCCCAGCTGTGCCTGCGCCGCCTCGATGACCTTGCCGCCCGCCTGCGCCGTCTGGCTCTTCACCGCCTCGCCAGCGGCTTTTTTTGTGTCCTGTATACGTTTGCTTACCTCGTCGGTTTCGCTGTTTTGTCCGGCGTTCTGCGCACGCTGTACCGTACCGGTTTGTCTTTGCTGCGTCTCCGCCTGCCGGACTGTGCCGCTCTCCGGCATCGCGCCTGCGCTCGATGCATCTTCCTGCACGTCGGTGTTGTTCTGCGTGTCCGCCATCGCATTGCGGTATCGTGCGTTCGCGCCATACGCAAGCGCCTGTGAGCCGCCGCCCATGATGCCGCCGACAACTGCACCGCCAGCAAAATTCTCTGCTGCGCGTTTCGGGTTAATCAGCGCGTCGTCATCGCTCATAGAAAACAGCGTCTTGTCGTGGTCGTAGAGTGCCATTTGCAGCAGATGGTCGATCATATCCTGCTGGACTTCCTCGCCGCCTTCTTCCCATGCTGTCTGGATGGTCTGCCGGAACAGCTGGGACAGAGATTCCGCCGCTGCTTCCTGATTCAACGTTTCGAGACCGCCGCCGATTTCCACCATAGATTGCAGGAACGATGTAGTGAATGCGTGTGTAATCGCGCTCAGCTCATCTGCTCCGCCGTTTTTTGCATCCTCGTAGCTCTGACCGGCGATCTGTGCAAACGATGTCCAGAACGACGGGTTTGTGACCGCCTTCTGTGCAATGCCCAGCAGAGTAATTCCGCCGTCAGCAGCCAATTCCGCACCGGCACTCACGCCAGCTGTCATCAGCGCAACGACTGCCTGTGGCAGGTTCTCCGTGATGAGAGAGGTTGTCCACATGCCCAGCTTGCCGACATCTCCGGAAGTGTTGTAAGCCAAATCGTACTGATTCTGAAAATGCTGTGCGGACTCGCTGTTGTCTCCGTACCAATCATTCAGCCATTTGTCGAACGCATTGTTTTCTCCGAACACCAGTTCGGTTGGCAGGAAGAAATCCGCCGTCTTTGCCAATGCCTGATTTGCCTTGTACATGCCGCTGTCAAAAGCTGCCTTTGCGCGGTACAATCCCTTGCCAATCGCCGTCTTGTCGTCCCAGCTCTTGCCCGTCTTTTCCTGATACGCCGCCTTGAGCTGTTGTGTATGGCTGTATTTGTCCTGCCCTTCCGCCGCCTTTTGAATCACCTGATTGTCCTGCTGAGAAAGCCATGCGTTCCGATTTGCCGTCTTGCTGACTTCCTCCACGCCCATTTTTGCTTTGCCGGTCAGACCTTTGGCAATGTCTCTGTCGCTCTGATGTCTGCGCGGATTGCTCGCGCCCTGCTGCCCGATTTGGCTCAGCTTCTTGCCGCCGGAGTATGTCCATGTGCCGTCTGCGTTCTGCGATGCCGTGCCGGTGTAGTTCAGCGTGTAGTCGCCCGTGTGGCTGTCATAAGTCACCGGCTCGTAGGTATCCCAGTTGTACATATCGCCGTACTGCTGTTTCATGCTCTTGCGGATAGATTTGTTCAGCTCGTTCATGTTTGCGATATTGAGCGCGTGCAGCATGTCCTTATCGCTCTTGCTGTTGGATGTATCGCTCCATGCGCCGCTCACGCCCAGCATGGCGCTCAGCTTGCCGTCATCGGTCTTATATGCCTGCTTGAGCGCATCGCGTTTGTTCTGCACCTGAATGCCGGTCTGCTTGATGATGTTCTCCGTGCCGGTCTTGGAAGAAAATCCGCCGCTGCTTCTGTTTTTCTTTGTGCTCGGCTGCAAAGCGCTTTTCGGCAGCACCGCACCGGTCTTGCTGATGATTCCTTCGTGCGCCCGCTGGTTGATTTGCACGGTGTTCTTGCCCTTGTTTGCTTGGTATCTGGACTTGTTTGCCAGCGGCGCAGGCGCCGCGCTATTGCGCGCATTGTTTTTGTTCTTTTTCTTTGCGGCGGCATCATTCGCCGCGAGCTGTCTTTGCTGTTGCTGTTTGGTCTTATTCTGTCTCTGGCTGCCGTTGCGCTTGACCGGTCCCGGCGTTGTTGCGCCGCTTCGTCTGCGTGTTGTGTTTGTGTTGCGATTGTTGCGGTTTACGACAGGAGACGGGTTTGCGTTGCGCTTCTGCGTATTTTTTTTGGTATTTTGTTTTTTCTTCTGCTGCTGTTGCTGCCTGATTTTCTTGTCTGTGTTTTTCTGCGCGTTTTTTCGCAGCGCATCGTTGTAAGTGCTGCCAATAATCGGCTTTCCCATCGCTTTTGACTCCTCTCGTTATCGGTTCATCTGCTCGCGCGTCAGCTTAGCAGACAGATCCGCCTCGTAGCGCGCCTCTGCCAGCTGTGCTTTCCACTGTGCATAATCGCTGTACAGCGTGCCCTCTTTGAGACCGAGAACCTTTGCGCTCTGTGCGTCCAGCACGCCGGAAGCCGCCCATTTTTGCAGCGCCTGCGTATATGCCGCGCTCTCTTTTTCCTGCAGGTTTGCGCGGTCGCTGTTGTAAATGTTGTACTGGTCGTTATTCAAGCCTTGCAGGGCGCTCAGCTTGCCGACTTTTGCGCTGTTGTTCGCCTGCCATGACTGCAGTGCCAAACTGTACAAATCCGTGTATTTGTCGTCCAGCTGTGCCATGTAGTTTTGCGCCGCCGCTGCTCCGGCGGATGCGGCATAAGAAGAAGCCAAACCGCCGGTCTGTGTTGCCGCTGCGCTGACGGCATCGCGTGCCGAGCGGTCAGCCTGCCGCGTGTACAGATTGCTCATCGCCTTCGCGTTGTTGTCCGTGCTTGGGTCGTAAGAAAAATCCTTGATGTTTGCAACGTCTGTCGCTGCGTGCCCCAGCTCGTTTTTCACCGGGCTGCTGTACGTCGGCAGATATGCGCCGTAGTCGCTGGTTTTTGCGTACTGTGTCAGTCCTTCACCGTCAATTTTTTCATTGCGCTGCTGCTCGTACTTTGCCGCCTGCGTGTAGTCCCCTCTGTTCGCCGCCTGATCGGCAAGGGATTTGTAGTCGGTATTTTTATCGTAACTCATGATGTTTTCTCCTCTCCGATGGCTATCCATCCGATTTCTCTCGTGCCGCTTGCATCCGGATGTACAAGATAAATGTCAAACCCTTCTGCTGTTGCCCGCGCCACAGCCTGCGCCACGCCTTTTGTGGAAAAGGTCGGTGTGATGGTAATTACCGGTGTGGCAGCAAAAGCGGTTGGGAATGTCACGTGTGTGTTGCCGCCGTCCGGTGCAAAGCTGCACTCCTGCGTGCCGTATTGTATTACGGGCAACGCTTTGATTTTGTCCGACAGTTGATTGATGAGTGCAGCCTGTGCCTGCTGTGTCTGTCCGATGGTTGTCATGCTGGATGCCGTGTCATCCGCCTTTTGCTGTGCACCGGATGCCGCGTCGGCTGCCTTCTTCACCGCGCCGGATACGGATACCATCTGTGTAGATAGCTGCTTGTCCAGCGCAGATAAAGACGCGCGGGACGCCGCCCCGTTGTCCTCATCGATGTTTTGAAACACATAGGTGAGCTGTTCGGACATGGCGCGATATGCAGAAAACAGAGAACGCACGGTTTCCGGCAGATTGTTCGCATCGTAATCCGGCATAGAGCGCTCGATATATAACGCCATGTGCGTTACCTCCTCTCGGAATAGCTGGTGTAGCAGCGTGTGATGGAATGGATGGTCACATCGCCGTGACACCGAAAGCGGATGCCAAGGCTGTTGCAGCGGTTTGGGTAAATTGGCAGGCTCAGCATCGCGCCGCGCGTACCCTCGGTCGCAGATACTTCCCGCCAGCGTCCGCCGTCCATCCGAATGTCGATGCGCAGCCATGCATTGCGCTGGATGACCGCCTGCACAAGCAGCTTTTGATAGCGCTTTTGTGCCGGTGTCGTATCGTCGATGTCCTCCAGCTGCACCCACCAGTCGCACGTCTTTGTGTAATCTATGTGCTCGTCCCTGCGCGTCAGCGTGCCGTTTGGATGCAGCAGGAAGGTCTCGCCGCCTGCATACACCATGTCGCACAGCCAATCATGAGAGACCGGAAGCCACAATTTGCGCACCGTATCAAACGCAAGCAATCGCTCTCCAGTATACGCAACGTAGTGCTGCGCCGTACCGATGGCAAACGGAATGGTCGTATCATCAATGTTTGCAGATAAACACTCCGGCGCATCGCCGTCATAAGCATAGATACCGTCTCTGCCGCAGAAGTACAGCACCGCGCCGACAGTCGCGACAGAACGCGCACAGCCGGTCTTGACGCCCGGCGCGGTTACGGTTACAACTTGATAATTGCTCGGCTTGCTGCCGTAGACCTTGTGAATCGTGTTTTCTTTGAATAGACAGATATGCGTGCCGTAATGTGCCGCCGCTGTAAAGTCTCCGTCCGTTGCTACGGATACGGCATAGGAATCATCAGACAGCCCGTCATATCTGTTCCAGTTGAACGGATCGCCCAATGCGCAGGCATAGATGGTATTCCCCTCCGTGCCCCATAATCGGTTGTCACCTTCGCACAAAGTTGTCAGGCTCGGCGCCGTGCGCTTGAACATCAGCTTGCCGTTGTAATATTCCAGCGCAGCCTTGAGGCTGTTCGCGTAGAATCCAACCTCCGTATCTGTCATGTATCGAATAGTTGCGGACTGTACGAGCACCGTGCCGAATTCGTCGCAGATGTCTACCGTATCGTTGACCTTGTATACCTGCTCACTGCTGCGCATCGGAAGAATTTTGATTGTTCCGTCCTTGGAATGAAACCGCACCCACACCACGCGCAGCAGCTTGCTTTTCTGCACACGGATGAGGTCAAAGTATTGTCCCTCGCTCTCTACCCATTCGTTGAGATGCAGCGTCCAGTTCGGTTCTGTGCCGTCTGTTACAAGATTTGTGCCCAGCTCGCAATCCGTGTCTAAGCTGTAAATCTTTTTGTCTGTGACGCTGATGCTGATTTTGAGCGGATAAACGACAATCTGCGTGTTGATACCTGCAATCAGATACTCGTCCGCCTCCGTCGCGCGAAGCTGCTGTTCCATGCCGGGCGGCAGTGTGAGCTTGATGTCGTTGAGAAAAATCCCGTCTTGTGTGATGCACAGGACGCCGCCGCTGTATGGATACATGCGCACCGGATTGTCATATGTGCGGATTTCCGTTTGTGCCGGAAGGGCGGACAGGCTCGGCATCTGTGCGCCGCTCAGTCCGTCCGCATCGCGGATGGTTCCCGCCGTCACCGGATACCGGTTGTTCATGCCGCTAAATTGTACAATGCTTTGCTCGGTCGGATAGGCTGTGTTGCGCAGATTTGGCATCTGCATCATGCGAACCACCTCGGTTTCCATTGGTTTTGCTCCGGCGTGTGGGTCTCATGCCAGAAGGTGATGAACTCCATGTATCGCTCGTTGAAGGCAGACGCATCGTTTGCATACAGGCTCATGTCCGCATTCATCAGGCTTATTTGCGCTGCTGCGTACAGAACATACGCATTGTCATAGGGAAACGGTATATATAACTCCTGCTGCTCGTCCTCCGGCAGCTGGTACTCCGGCACATCTTGCTCGCCGCTCGTGTCCCGAATCGCCTGTGCGTTGCAGGTGTTGATAAATTGCACAAGCTGCTGCTGTGTCAGTCCGTTCGGACGCAGTTCGCATACCCTCTCGATGCAATCGTTAATTGTCACTGCTCACTTCCCCCAATCGCACCGCATACAGCTGAATGTCTCTCAGATCAACACTGCCTTGTTCTTCGTCTACATTTGCATATCGCTCGCGGTTTTGTACAACGACGGACAGGGTATCGCCATCGCTGATGTTCGTGACGCGCTTTGCCGTACTGATTTGCTGGTTGATTTTCGCGTCCTTTGTACAGTAGCCGATTGCAATTGTGTTGATATCTCCCAGTGCCGAAACGGGCAGACACACAGAGATTGCAAAGTTTACGTCTGTGCTGTTCAGTTTTGCCTCTGCCCAAATTAGATATTGCCCTGCGGGCAGCTGCATCGCAGCATTTTCAGAGCTTTGCCATGTTGCGCCTCCCGCAACAGTCAAGCCAAAAAGGCGCACAGTTGTCTTTTCCTTTCCCTGCGTAGACGATACCGCATTGTTTCCGTAATAGTTTTTGACTGTCAGTGTGCAGCTCGCCGCTTCCGCCAGCGTAAACGCAAGTTTACAGAGGTTTAATGAGCCGTCCCTGACCTTGTCGTTGGTCACTGCTCCGTCTTTTAATCTGGATGTTGTCACGGCGTCCTTTTGCAGGATGCCTGCGTCAACGGAATCTGTTGCCAGCTTGTCATGGGTCACGGAATCGTTTGCCAGCTTTTCGGTCGTCACCGCGCCGCCCGCCAGCTTGGGCGTCGTCACCGCGCCGTCTGCCAGCGCCCGCGTCTCCACTGCGTTGTCCGCCAGATACGTTCCGTCAATGCTGCCCGTGATGAGCTTGAGTGCATCTGAGTAATACACAGCACTGACGCCCGTATCCTCGTATTCGCCGGTTTTCGGATTCCAGACATACCAGTGTTTGTCTCCGTCGTTGATTTTCACCGGCTCATGCTGAATGTTCTTGATTGCCTCCGCAACGGTCACCGCCATGCTGGCAATCGAACGCTGCAGCTGTTCTGCAAGGGATGGCGTCGGGTCGCTTGGGTCTGGATAATTCGTGTGATTTTCCAGCACTGTGAACGCCTTCTGCGCCTTGCGCACCGCCTTGCCGTCCTCATCGTAAGCGCGCACGGTCATCGTCACCCTGCCCGGACTGCGCACCGCCTCCGCCGGAACGCCGAACTCATACACGCCCTGCGCAATCATGTTGCCGCCGAGCGACGGGTCAAAGGACAGCAGCACAATGCGCACCGCCTCTGCGCCGTCCGCATCGTCAAAGAACACGGTGTTTGCAAGCGATGTCGCCCAGCTGCCGGTCAGTGTCAGCCGAATGCGTTTGCTGTTGCACTCGCCCTGAATGCCGAGCACATGACTGTCCGCCCGCAGGAATGGCCCCGCCGCCGTCACCTGAATTGTATTTTCCATATAATCTCACCTCACAAAAACCAAAAGAGGGAAGGGATTGTCTCCCCTCCCTCACGGTTGTTCTTACAGGTCTTTTGGTGTCCGCGCCGCCGCCGCGGAACGTGTCTTGAGCGATTCTGCCATGGCTGGCATCCACTCGTCCGTGATAAAGTCCGCCTGATACTTCGGCAGTGTGGTCTTGACGCCGCGCTCTACCGTGAATTTTCTGCCGTTGATGCAAAACTCGACGGTCTGATCGTTGCCCATGCTCTCGTCCACCGGAAGAAGAATATCTGCGGTTTCCGGTTCTGCCGCCTGCACAGCTTTTTCGGTGTCTGCATATTCCTGTACTTCCTGTACTTCCTGTACTTCCTGTACTTCCTGTGCTGTCTCTGTCTTTTTTGTTGCCATGATGGTCACCTCTTAGTTTGCGGTTGCTGCCGTGCCAAAACTGGACACAGTCTTTACGACAAGGGCATACTGGCTGAGCAGATAGCAGGTCGCGAACATCATCTTCCAGCCGCAGGTTGCTCTCTGGTCAAGCGGGTCGGAAGTGCCGCCGGAACCCAGCTGCTTGATGATAGAGTGCACGCCGCCGTCAATGTCAGAAACCGCATACGCGCCCTTGCCAAGGAATACCGTGTCGTAGATCGGCAGGTTGCCGGTTGTGGTCTTTGTAGTTTCAATCTTTGCTTCGGTGGTCTCCACGAAGCGCACGCCGTGCAGTTCGCCGATTTCGCCCTTATAGATGTTTTCGGTGTCTACATATTCGTGCGGATTCTTCCAGTTTTCATCGGACATGATGTCGTAAGCAACGTCCGGATGCACAATAGCTACATAATAGCCGTCAAATTTCGGCGCATTCTCGCGCTTGAGCGCACGTGCCGCCATGCGGATTACCTCAACGGACATGTTGTCACCTGCGACAAGCGATGCTGCGGAGGTCTTTGTACCGTTCGCAAACTGCACGTGTGTGTTGGTGCACAGCATGTCTCGAATGATGGTATCGCGGGTCTCTGCCGCCTGTCGCGCACACTTTTCCTGCGCTTCCAGCAGGTTGTTGTCAATGTGCACGGTGTCCAGCACATCGGTCAGGGTTACATAGCCGCCGTACTGGTTGAGCGCTGCGGTAATGGATACCTGCGTCAGGGTCTGACCGGACGGAGTAACGCCTTCGGTCAGCGCCGTGGTCGCCTTGCCGAGAGACTTGTAATATCTAAACTGGATGGTCTTGCCGGACTTCTTCGGAATCGGCTTCTTTTCCGCGAACTGCTCATAGTACAGTTCCGCCTGTGCCAGCTTAATCAGGTTCTTGTCGTAGAACGTGACCATACCGGCAGTCAAGCCGGAGCTGGTGGAGGTGTTTGCATTGAGCTTTGCACTCGGTGTCTGCACTTCCAAGTCAAGCAGTCTCAAGTCAAAGATTGGAATATCGTCGTAACGTTTCATGTGTATTGCTCCTTCCCTGAGGAGCGTTTGTCTCCTCAGAATCGTATTTTCTGACCTCTGCGCACCTGCTCGTAGATGCGGTCGAAGTCCTCACTGGTCAGTGCCGACGGGTCACTGACAACGCGCTGACCAGCCCTGCCTGCCGCGCCGTTTTCTGTCGGGCGGGCGGCGTTCTGCCGATATGCTGCGGCTGCGCGCTGTCCTGCGATGCTGGCGGACTGCTGCTGTGCTGCGGAAACGAGGTCGTCAAAATGTGTCAGGCGGAATGCGTCTGTGACGCTGTTGCCGCGCTGCAACAACTGTGCGAATGCCGGATTCTGAATCTCGTCCTGCAAGCGGAAGTCCGGATACTGCTGTCTAAGCGCCTGCTCCTCTGCGTACCACTGACTCTGCTGCTGCTGTGCGCCGCGCTGTTCTTCCTGTGCGCGCTGCGCCTCCTTGAATGCCGCATTCTCCCGTTCCAGCTTGCTTACCTGCTTGAACTGCTCGACGGTCAAGCCGCGCTCCATTGCTGCTTCCTCAAAGAATCCTTCGTCCTCTTCGATCGCCGCCTGAAGCTGTGCCAAATCCGTCTGTCCGTACTTGTCCTGCAGCAGCTGCATGATTGGCTGCATTGCCTGCATCTGTGTCTGCATCTGCTTGCTATCCCCGATCCGATGCTGCACGATGTTTGACACACGGTCGTTAAATACATCCGCATATTTGCCGCCTTTTCGGATCAGCGCATCAAATTCTGCGTTTGCATCGGCAGCCTGACCGCCTGCTGCCTGTGCCTGCCCGGCGTCGGCAGGTTCGTCCGGCACGCCGTAGCTTACGCTCTCGCCGTCGCCGGAAGTGTCGCCCGTATCGCCGCCCGCGCCGTCGTCGAGCAGCCTGAGGTTAAATACCTCGTCAATATCTCGCATATGGATGCCTCCCTCGGAAATTACCGGATTACCTGTCTTGTCGGTGCAGGAACCTTTGTGCGGATACTGTATCATGTCTGTGCTTTGTCCGCTGTATCAAGCACCGCAACGTTTTGCGGAAAAGTTTTTGCCAGCGCCCGCAAGCCATGCTCCGCCAAGCGGAAGTATGGCAGAGACACCGGACTATCGCTGCGCACTGTGATGTCACCGGAGCGGAACTCTCCCGTTCCGATGCCGTTGCGTGCGAGATATGTGCCCAGCGCCTGCAAAAGCGTGCTGACCGATGCGCACACAATGTCATTGCCCGGGCAGTATCCCGCATGCCCGCGCGCGGTTATCTCTGCGGCATCGTCGCTGTACGTGATAGATATGCGTATCATGTCGGCGCCGTCCTTCCTGATTTGTTGTTCATATCCGCTTTTGCACCGGCTTTTGCTTTTTCCTGCAAGGTGCTTTTTTGCTCGGAGCTGTTCGCGGTCTGCGCCCGCAGCGCCCGCCCGCCTGCCGAGTTGCCGCTGCCGCCGTCCTGATTTTCTTCCTGCTGTGCGCTCTCGTCCGGCCCTGCATCTGCTGCATCCGGCTGCTGCATCATGCCGAGCATTTGCTGCATCTGCTGCATCTGTGCCTGCATTTGCTGGATGATAGACAAAAGGGTCTGTCCCTGCTGCAAGTTGCCGCGCAGCTTGTCCTTGCCTTCGAACTCCATGCAGTCAATCGCCGCCAGTGCCGCCTGCGCATTCTCCGGCTGGAAGAATCCCGCATTGTACAGCTCCATGATAAATGTGTTCTGGCTCAGTCGCTGATACGGACTGCGCTTCTCCGCCTCGATGCGGATGTCAAAGACCGGTCGCTTGGATACAATTCCCTCCGCTGCATCCTGCCCCGGATACGCCTCCGGCAGCTGCTGGTCTGCAATCATGCCGGCATTGAACGCAACAAACTTGTCCTTGCCGTTGTCTCCTGTGATACGGAAGTATCGGTCAGCGGTGTAAAACTGCCGCATAAGCTCAAGCACCTGCGTGCAAATCTCCTGAAACGCGCGGTATCCCGCCTCGATGATGTCGCGGGAATTTTTGTTGCCTGCCTCCTGCAAAGCGGAGATAGCGCTTGCCGCCGTGACGCCGGAACCGACTGTGCCGGTGTTTACGTCGCGGTTTGATGTCGTCTCCTTCAGCTCGTCTATTTTCTGCTGGCGGATGTTGTACAGTGCCGCGGGCATGGTCGGCACGTCCATCGGTTTCAGGTTGCGGTCGTCCAGCTGTCCGTCAAACTCTATGAGCGGCTCGTCCGTGTTAAGCAGCTGCTCCTTATTGACGCCGCAGCCGCGCTTGTAGAAAAATCGCGGATGCGCTGAAATCTCTAGGTTGCGCATAATGTCCTGATCCAGCTGGTCAATGTATAGCTGATTGTCCTTGCCGAGGTCAATCAAGCCGAAGCCGTAGCACGTTCCGCCGATGGGATACATCACATCAAAGACAATCGGGTACTGTCCGTGCTCGTAATAGCCGGATTCGTAGCCGGATTCGTTTTCGCTGGCAAACAGCACGTGCTCGTCAATAAATTTGCAGTAGTGCAGCGTCGGCGTGCCGTCCTCACTCATACGCTTGTAGTACCAGTCAACGACGGGAACCATATCGGACATGTCCGCATAATCGTCTGTCAGATACTGCCGTTCGCCGGTCGCGCCCGCCAGCTTGTCCGCGTCAATGTCCGGATACAGTTCGCGGATGGTGTCGCGGTGCAGATAATCTACGATAAACAGATTCCGGCTCTGCTGGATGTCGGTAATGCCCGGCTGCCAAAATACTTTGAGCAGGTCAATGTTCCGCACGCAGATGTCGCCCGTGCCGTTTTCCAGATGGTTGTCCCAGAACACGCCGTAGCAGGATGTACCGTGCTTGAGCTTGTACCACCATGCATCAGAATACGCCCGCTCAAAGTGATTGCGCTCCAACACACACGGGATGATGTTGCTCAGCATGCCGGATACCTGCTCGTCACTTTCCTCTCGCGGCAGGATGTTACAGGTCGGATAGTTGTCAATCGCATCCGCGTGCTTGGACGCGATGCAGTTAAACAGCCAGCCCGTCACCGGCTCAATGTTGCCGTAGGTGTTCTGATTCGCACGCCGCAGCAGTTCCCAGTGCCGCAGCTTGTACCATTCTTCGTTCGCTAAAATGCGCTGGTCAAGATTCGCCTTTTTTGCTTTGTAGTCCTCTAAGATGCGCCGTGCCTCACGCACTTCCGCCTCTCCGATTGTCTCTTTTGCGCCGAGAATTTGAGACACAGACTGCTTGTCCTTGTCATCGCTCTGCGGCGGAATATCCGGCAGACCGGCAGGCGCCTTTGGGTCGCGCTGGGCGCGCGGTAACTTGCTGACGTCCTCCTGCGCCTGCTGGTATCGAGCAAAGCTGCCGATGTCGTCCTGCTCCTGTCGCTGCTGTTCCGCCGCAAATTGCCGCACGCTGTCGCTTTCGTCCTGTGTGTTTACGCGGTTGTTTTGTGCTGTTTTTACGTCTTTTTTCTTGCTTTCCTGCTTGTTTGCGCGCTGTCCGGTGTTGGTATCCTGCCCGACGGCAGTACCGCCGGAACCGGAGTTCGGCGCGGTCTGTTTGTCCGCTCCGACGCTCGTATTTAACTTGTTCGCCACTTGCTGCGCTCCTTTCTTTTACGCTCTCCGTCTGTAATACTCTAAATGTGCGCCCGCCTGAAATTCGCTGTCTCCCAGCGGGTCAAAGGTCTTTTGCGGCTTCGGCACACGCAGCGGCGCCGCCATCGGACGCTCCATGCACAGGTATCGCAGCTCGTCGTATGCATGATCCTCCATGTCTGAGTCGATGTCCTCCACCCGCACCGCGTCATAGCACAGCGCAGGAAGCGTGCGTATCATGTTCCTGCAGCTGCGGAAAAAATACAGTCCTGCCCTGCCGTTTGCATCAAATGCAAGGCGGGAATGTATCTGCATTTTGCCCGCGATGCGCTGATGGTCTCCCGGTTCAAATAAGATGCCCTCGCGCCGCATGATTTCCGCAATGCTCTCGCCGTGGCTCTCCTCAAAAATTGCAGGGTCTGCCACGCCGGTTATCACGCGGTCTTTGAGGTTCGGCAGCGTTGCCTCGGTCTCTGCGATTTCGCGCGCCTGCCGTCCTGCGTCCCATTGCAAGCCTACGTTCGGCGTGCCGTTGCAGCCGTAAAGCTCCGCGATGCGGAATATCGTGCCGTCGTGATTGATGGCATACCAGCCGACGGAAAACGGCTTGCTGTAGCCAAAGTCATACGCCCGCATAATCTTCCAGTCCTGCGGTATCTCAAACTCGTTGATAACGTGTGTCCACCTATGGTCATCATAGTGTGCCGGATCGTCCTTAAACTCGCGGAAAACCTGTCCGTCAAAACTGTTCCAATCACCGTACAGCAGCGCCCGCCGGTCTGCCTCCGGCAGGGCGCCGAGGTTTGCAAGATATTCCGGGTCGCTCTCTAACAGCTTTTTGTTGTCAAAGATGGTCGCCGGAATAAACATACGGCTGCGCAGCATTTTGATGTCTCCGACGCGGATTAAGTCCCACTTGCGTTCATACGGTCTCATGCTGTCAATAAATCGGTCTTTCACCCAGCCGTGCCCGACGCCGCCGGGGTTGGTGCTTGCGCGCACATAGCAGCGCAGCGTTGGGTCTGCACTGCGGCATCGGGACATCAGATAGCTGTATTGCGCAAAGCTGAAATGCGTCAGCTCGTCAAAACCGATATATTGATACTCGTGACCTTGATATTTATACCGGTCTGCATCGCGTTCCATCTGCCGGAGCAGCAGCTTCGCGCCGCTCGGAAATGTCCACGTATGCGCCGATGCGTTGTATCTTGCGCCCGGCACTGCCGCACCGATAAAGCGGTTTGATTTGTCTATCAGTTCTTCCAGCTGCTGATATGTCCGCCGGAAGATGATGCCTTTGTAATTTTTGTTTCCGATTTGCCGCAGCCCTTCCATCAGCAGGGCATCCGACTTCCCTCCGCCCGCCGCGCCGCCGTATAGCACCTCAAAATCCGGTGCAGACATAAAGAGCCGTTGCTTTGGCTGCGGCGTCCAGATTTGCTCACTCATTGTGTTCCGCCTCCTCTAATCGCCGCATCTCCTGCTCTTTTAGCTTTTCAAAACCTGCCATGTCCACCGCCGGAATCTCGATGACACCGTTTTTGTCGTTGTCCTCGGTTTTGTCTGCATCCATGCCGCCGACAAGGTCAATGATGACTTTTGCCGCCCGTGCATCGCCGTCCGTCGCTGCATCTACTAAGCCAATTATCATGAGCATTTGATTGTCAATGTCCTCCGCATCGACATACCGCCGCGCCGCGCGGTTAAATCGCCGCTTGTCCGAGACAGGCAGAGATAGATATAAGTCAGCAGCCTCTTTCATGCTGCGCTTGCGCCTGCGCGCCTTGCCGGATGCAATGCCGCCGCGCCGTGCGATTTCCTTGCGTTCCTCCGGCGTTCGGTCGGAGTTCGCAATCAAATTTTTGCTGTTTGTCACGATGTATCACATCGCATTTTTATCACCGCCTTATCCTTGCTATGCTACCACGCCCGCTTTGCGCTCGCTGTGTCAGCGCAGGCATTAAAAAAGACCGGTCACTGCATGATTACAGTAACCGGTCAATGTGTTGTCGATTATTTTTTTGTAAAATGATAATCTAATGTGTATCCCATCGTGTCTAAAATTCGCTCACAGTCCGCAAACGAAAAGTTTTTTTTGTTCAGCAGCGTATTCAGCGATTGCGGTTTAATTCCAAGCGCATCAGCTATTTCGCGCTGTGACACATCTGTCTCTAACGTCAATTTTTTCAGCTCGATAATCAGTGTTTTGTTGTCTATAAACTCCATTTATATCATCCTTTCATCGCTTTCATCTTATTATAATCTATTACGCCTTATATGTCAAATAAAATGATTAAAAAATAATTTAAAAAATATTATAAAACTATTGACAAACAAGCTAAAATACCTTATGCTATACTCGTAAGGCAGAGGCAAGCACCTCTTACGAAAGGAAGTGAGGAAATGGAAACGATGTCCGATGCAGCATTGAACAAGTATCTGGAAAGCATCGCCAAGCTGATTGAAGCAAAAGCGACTACACCAGAAGAAGCAGCAGCCATTGTTCGTGAGAGCAAGGTTGAGGCATGAAAAAGGTGAGTAGCCCAGCCTGACAAACTTCGCTACTCACCCGCAATAAGGTCTACGGGGAAGCCTTACTCCCCGTACACCTTGATTTTAACAAATCGTAAGGCAAAAATCAAGGAGGAATAATTATTATGAAAATTGAGATCGTTGACAACAAGGCGTACCTGACAACCCCATACAACCCGGACTTTGTCCGTGCCATCAAGTCTATTGGCGGCGCACGCTGGGTCGGTGCCCGCAAGGCATGGCGCATCCCGGCAGAAGCTGTAGACGAAGCACGCGAGATCATGCGCGACATATACGGGGAGGACGACTTCGGAGGAGAGAAGGTAACCGCGAGGCTGTCCGTAACAACGGACATTACGTCCGATTACAGAAAGCCTATCGTGGTATTCGGAAGATCGGTTATCTCTGCAATCAGTCGCGACGGCGGCTGCATTATCGGAGACGGCGTGTCCATCGTTTGCGATGGCGAGCAGCCAAGTTCCGGAGGGTCTGCGAAGAATTATTACGCGCAAGTGCCAGAAGGCGCGAAAATTACGTTATATAACATTCCTAAAAGCGCGATCAATGATGACCTGCCGCGAGGAATTGAACTGGTCTCCGTTGAGACCAATCAAATCAACCGCGCCGCGTTGGTAGAGGAACGTGAGCGATTGATGGCGCGAATCGCAGCAATAGATGAGGCGTTGAAAGAGGCTGACGCATGAAAGTTGCAATCTACATCCGCGTCAGCACCGAGGAGCAAGCCCGTGAGGGCTACTCCTTGGCGGCGCAGGAGCGGTCTCTGCGCGAGAAGTGCAGCCGCGAAGGCTGGGAAGTCTATGACGTTTACGCTGACCGCGGCATAAGCGGCAAAGACATCACCCATCGCCCAGCAATGACCACTATGTTGGATGACGCAAGTCGTCACGAATTTGATCTGATTTTGGTCTGGGCACTGAGTCGTTTTACGCGGTCAGTTGCCGATTTGTACACTACATATGAAAATCTGCAGAAGTGGGGCGTTGATTTTTGCAGCCTGACAGAAGCATTCGACACAAGCACTACAATGGGGCGTGCTATGATGGGAATTATCGGTGTGTTTGCGCAGTTGGAAAGAGAACTTGCATCTGAGCGCGTAACAGCCGCATTGGAGCAACGCGCTAAGGACGGTAAATGCACGTTTTCTGAATGCCTTGGCTATGAGCGGCAGGGTGACTATGTCGCGATAAATCCGGTTGAAGCCGAACGAGTTCGGTACATATTTGACAAGTTTATCGAATATAAGAATTTGTCGGCAGTCGCGGAGCTTTGTCGGCTGAAAGGCTATACTGGCAAGCGAGGCAGACAACAAACAGCGTACACAGTCAGGGTTATCCTGACGCGACCTGTGTACGCAGGTTATTACACGTTCCGAGAGAACGTGTATAGAGGCAACTTCGAGCCGATCATATCGGCGAAGAAGTACAACAAGGTACAGCGAATACTGATGAACCTAAATACCGGGCGCAAATGCAAGCGCAAGCTAAGACTTCTGAAAGAAGGTCAAGAAGATGAAGAGGCTGAACGCTTAGTGGATCAGTTCGGATTTACCTATGAGCAGCTGGAGGAGATCGAAGCTGAGACTTCTAAAACCGTCGATATGAGGAGATAAACATGAACTATAAAGCAAAGAAAAAGGCATGGAAATGTGTTTCCAACGCCTGCGCATGGGAAGAAAATAGCAACATCGTCGGGGGCGCAAATGAGTACATCCCCGCACGGAAACCGGCGAGAGGGCGCTATCTCGCGTCCTGTATGCATCGTGTTCGCGTTTTGCAAAACGCGAATGGTTGGTGGGCGTGCCCACTGCATTGCGCGGACGGCAGAAAACTTCCGTTTTTGCTTGCGGACAGTAATTATTTCGGCAACAAGCCGAAGTTCAATCCGCACCGGAAGTATGTGCTCGTCTGGGAGGGGGATATCGTGTACTACTACACTGCACGCAGAGTACAAACTCCCGCTGACAATAAGGCTTATTGTTGGGAAGTTCCAGATTTCACGGAATGCTGGGACGAAGAGGAGGAAGAATCATGAGAAATGTAATGCGACCGTTTGACCCGTACTTGATGCGGGGAGCAACACCTGAGGATGATGCTATTTTGAAAGAACAGCTGTCTGCGGAGGACATCGAAAGCGAACTCGACCTGTTCGAGGTTGACGAGAACGGGATGCTGTGGTTCGGCAGAGACCGTTATGTTTGTGATGTAGTCGAAGTCGAAACTGGCAATGGTGTTTGGTGCTGATTATAGAAAAAAGCTAGGCGAAAGCCTAGCTTTTCTTTTTACTCCGCGTACGGAAAATTCCCGTCCTCTCTGAGCCGGACAGAGAACGTACAGCCGCCGTCCTGCAATTCGCGCACCTCGCCGTAATATCGCAGCAGCGTGTCGAGTTCTTCCGCCGGAAGGATAATATCCGTCTGACAATGCAGCCCGTCATCTGGGCACACCCTGCGCGCAAGCGCGGTTGCAATTGTGCTCAGTCGCGCCGCCATCACTTCCAGCTGGTGATTTTTCCCGCGCAAATCGTCAATGCTTTTCTGCCGGTCGTCCGCCAGCTTCTTTGCGTTTTTCAGCGCGGTCTGTAATTTTCTCTCCGTCATGGTATCACCTCGTCGTAAAATTTATCCATCGATTTTTTTAAGCAGCAGTTGTTCCAGCCGCCGCAGTGATTGCAGCAGTATGTTTTCATCCATTCGCGCCGCTGCTGCGCGGAGCGAAAGCGGATATTTGCAGCCTCGCAGTGCTGCTCTTGTAGGTCTGAGCGGTATCGCACGTGATACGGACACTCAAAAACATATCGTTGTTTATTCAAAAATCCGCACCTCCGGCAAATCGGCTCTTTTTTATACAGCAAAGCCGCCCTACAATGAGGACGGCTTGCCATGGGTGTTTTAACAGAAAGGACAAAATGGATATGAATCAAATGACTTCGCCCGTACAATCCTAGTATACCGTTCTTTTTCGCTTTTTGCCATGGTCATAACACCTTGTTTTTGACCATGCATCGCTGTTTTGCGCGGCTCATGCGGCGCGCTGCGGCAGCCGGTTCGCCGGAGTATCGCCGCATGTCAGATGCGATTTGTGCCCAGCTTTGTTCGTGCAAATATTTCCGCCGGAACAGCTCGCGCAAATCCTCGCTTTTTATCGTGTTGATGATGTCGCCTATGTCCAGCATGCACCGCCGCACAGCCTCGTCACGCGCTTTTTCCTGCTCTCGCATGATATTTGACGCCTGCGGCGTCGAAACACCTGTGAGGGCATTTCTCGCTTGTAAGACGTGCAGTTCTCCGCTCAGTTCTTCCAGCTGCATCCATTGTTCGCGCGTCATGCTTGTTCTTCCTTTGCGATTGCGCGCCGTTCGCGTTCCAGCGCTCGCTTTTTCGCGCGGCGGATGTCGGTTTCCTTGCCGTGTTTCTGCTCCCAGTCGCGGATGCAGGATACAACGTGTGCAAAGCTGTGCAAGATTGTTTCGCGGCAATTGCGCTCCGGATGATTTGCTGCTTTTGCAAGGACAACAATCGCCCTGCAGCAAGCCGGCAATAAATGCTCTGCCTTCCCTGCGCGGCTGGCGAAAATCATGTCTTTGCCACGCAGCAGGTATTCCATCTGCTGCGCCATCGCAAGCACTTCTGCGCAATCGTTTACCATGTCGCAGTCAAATGCTTTGCCGGATGCGGTTTCCGCAAGACTTGCAAGCACTTCGCAGGCGCGGATCATCTGCGTGTATTCTCCGTAGTAGCACGCGACAGCTTCCCAGCCGGTCAGTCTGTTGTCTGTGCGCATCACTTGCTCTCCTTTTCCTCTAACCGCTGCATCCAGCGTTTTTCTTTTTCTGCTCGGATACGCGCAACCCTCTCCCAGTCTTCCA